GGACGCTTGACTGGCTTCTTACTTACGCGCTTTCGCGTTGCCATTTCTGACCCCTTTCGCTAGGGCCAATTCTAGCTGAGACTCCATTTTATCAAGGCGCGACACTATTGGAATATTCTCCAATTTGATTATGTAGCGAAGGCCAGCAATCAGTAAAGCAATAGATCCCAATACTGAAGCAACTAAGGTTGCAAGCTCGGGCGCTGGCATTACTTGACTCTGCCGTAACGCTCATAATTTGGGTTAAGCCAATTGATGATGCTAGGCAAGACTGATACGAGAGCTGCATTGGCAATTGCATCGACATCTAGGCCGACTGCTAGATAGGTCGCTAGTGCCGTTGCTAGGAATGTCTTGGCCCAGCTCTCTGCCATTTTCTTTAAGTCGCTCATTAGATTCTCCTTCGAGGTTGAAAAAACTGCCATCTTTGTCTCCCAAAGTTGTAAATGAAATATGGAAATGCGACCGGTGAGGATTGGAGCCTCTGTAAGTTCTGCGCTTCCATCCAAGTATCGGACTCATAATCTTTCCATCGTAGATTATGTATTTAATTCGCTTATCGCCCTTCTTGGCTAACTTGCGAATTTTTTCAACTAGCGCGTAAGCCTCTTCTTTGTGAGCTGATAAATCAGCATCAATATCTAAAGCTCTAACGATTCCATCGACTGGTATATGGTCAGAACTGCCTTTAGCAAGGTGGCGAGCGTCAGCAATCCAGCCGTCAGACTTCCTATCGCGATCAGGATAATCGTCATCGATTTGCTCCCGAAGTTGAATTCCTGCTGCACATAGTTTAGGCATTATCTTGAGGGATTGTTCTACAGGCCAAGAGCTTTCAAATCATCGGCGGTTAGACCTAGAGCTTCCAACTTGGCTTCGGCTGCTGCCTTAGCAGCTGCCTGCTCAGCTTCTTGCTGCGCCTTCCAAGCATCATATTGCGCAAAGCCTGCTTCGTATTCTGATTTTGTAAATGGCTCGCAACTAGGCTGAAAGATTATACCTTCATACTCTGTTCCTACCTGCACATAGCCGCCACTTGGTCTAAGGAATAATAAAACTTGTTCTGGACTTGCCATCGTTATGCTCCTATTTCCATTAATACTATTGAACCAGTTGCGCTATTTTGTTGAAATGTTACGCTTACGCTTGAATCATAACCTCTTGCTTGCAATTTATAGGTTGTTGCAGAAGTAGTTGATGGCGAATCAAGAATGATTATTGAAGTTGTGCCAGATTTATATGTATTTGCAGAACTTCCAGCAAATTGCATACCATCAAATTCATCGTGGTCTGTCTTATCATAATCTCCAATAACAGTTGCACCTCTTAATAGTTCAGCAGCAATGCTGCTGAAACCAGCACCATTTCTGAAATGCTTAAACTCGGCAGTAACCATAACTAAAATCTTTGAAGTTGCAGAGCTTGGGGTAATGCTTGCTGTAATTCCTGTGTCAGTAAGGGTAGCTGAAGCAATTGTTGTTGCCGTAGTTGTGGTAGCTCCAACAACCTGTAACACCTTGCCACCACCAGCAGGGGCAGCCCACTTTAATCCAAGACTTTGCGTGGAGTCGGCTGTAAGAATATGCCCATTAGTCCCAATTGGAATTCTTGCATCAGCAGTATCAAAACCAAATAAATCGCCTTTGGTAGTTAGCGGAGTCTGGTCTGCACTTGTTGCCCATTCAGGAGCTGTTCCACCAGAATTAACTCGCAATACTTGATTTGCAGTACCTATTGGCAAAGCAGTATTTACATTGGCGGTTGCTGATCTATAAGCAATTGCGCCAGTAGTTGTCTGTGGGTTAAGGTTCTTAGTAGTTGTATCAATTGAACTTCCCAATGTGCGAATAGCGGCAGCGCCATCCTTAACCAGATCAGTATCGTCTGGAGTCTCCCAGTTGTAATTCGTTGTATTGGCCATTTTTCTCCTTAAGCGACTATTGTAGCCTCTAACCAGTCCAAAGTTGGGCTGATTGTATTCCAAGTCTCTGATACACCTACTAGCTCCCATCTATACGCTTGGAGACTAAATGCAAGCGGCGATAGATTTATGGTGAGGCTGAGATTGTTCAAACCTGCTGTCCAAGTCCAGCCCTCTACAAAGCCTTGAAAGCGGCCATCAACCATATTGTTGGGCAAATTTTCTATATTTAAAGGCATACCCATAAACACCGAAAGCAAAGCATCTCGGTCAGTATCGTCAATTTCAGGATTGCCCATTGGGAAAGTAATCTGCCTAAAAGCATATTGTGGATATGCTCGGATTTCCAAGTAAAAGGCAGCTTGATCGGCAGCATCAGCCGAATGTCTAAGGGTAGTTTTTATAGAGGTAGCTAACTCGCCATAAAGCTCAATAGATTCTAAATCCTCATCGGTAACTTCCGCACTACCAACTCCATAGCCAAGAGTGATTGAGTTGCGAACATCGCCAGAGCGTTTAACTATAGAAAGAGCTGGCCCTACCGCGTGATTGCCATCAAGATTAACATAGCCATAAGTGCCAAGATATTGACTTCTATGAGTCGAATCTGCATATGAGATTCTTCCTTGATTATCCTCATATAAATAACCTAATCCGCTGGTTGCAAAGCGAGAAGCTAGATTATAAATTGTGTCGTTTAATCCTGTCTCGGAATGTAACTCGTAATCGCCAGGAGTGTCAATCTCACCTAAACCAGTATTTTCAGCATCAAGCCATTGTGTCGTTGGGTCATAACCATCCCAGGTTTCCGCTGCTGGCACTTCATTCCATTGATTTAAAAGTAATGTGCTTAACAACTCTAATAAGCGATTACCATCAAATTGATGCGCAAAGTTACCAACATATACGGCTCTATTTAATCTAGCTAAAGCTCCTACTGCAACTATTTTTATCTGCTGACTGGTAGCAGTTGATCCAGAGGTTTGAACTGTAATGCCTAAATCGGTAATAAACCCGCCAAAAAGATTGACATAAGTTGCAGTAGAATCTTGCACTTCTATTGTAACTGCATCATTTATCTCAAATGGAACTGATGTCTCACTAGTCTCAATCAAGGTGACATTGCAATAACCTGCAACTGCTTGGGTATAAATATCGGTTCGGCCTGAAGTAATTGTAAGACCGCTTAGAGTTGCGTTGGTGACTGTAGTGCCAGCAACTTTAACGCGATAAGTAGGATTCCAAATTGTCATAGGCCCACAAGTTGTTGTGCGCCAGCCCCAGTTCGAGAGTTGCTATTGTTTAAAGCTAATACAACCGCTCTAGTAAATCCTTCTTCATCTATGGCGCTTGGGGCATTAACATTGATAGTAATAGGTTGGCCAGCTGCATCGCCTCTACGCACATTGCTGACATCAAAGTTAGTTGGAATAGCTAAATTAGCGCCACTTAATCCAGATGGGAAGCTAGGCATTGTGCCTGTGACATTTGGATTTGCAGATGATTGTGTGCTCGGAGTTGTAAAGGTAGGAGTAACGACATTTGGGACTGACGAAGTCCCACTTGTTGCTGAAAATGCAAATGGTAACGATCCACCTGTAACTGTGTTAGCACCAGTAGAATTACTTTGCGCAAATGATGGTTTAGATATTGTAGAAATATCTGGCAGCAAAGGAATTTTGTTATAGGCTCTGATAAGAGCATTTATGCCATCTATTGCTGCACCGACCGCACTACTAATAAAACTAGTTACTTTTGAGATAATTGTTATAGTAGCCCCTGCTACTTTGCCAATTGTCTCTAGTGCATTACCAAAAGTGTTAATCAATATTGGTATGACAAAGTTTTTTAAGAAAGCTACAAATTTCTCAAAGCCTTCTCTGTTGTTTTCTATTGCGTCTTGAATTGGTTTGAGTGCATTATCCTTAAATTTAATAAATTGTGGTATTGCAGTATTAACTACATAATCTAAAGTCTGTTGCAAAATTGGCAATAACCGAGCGCCGATAGATTCTTTAGCCTCATCAAAGCCAACCCGTAATCTAGCCAATTGACCTTCAAAAGTGTTGGCTTGAGTTGTAGCTGCACCGCCAAAGGTGTCTGCAAGTTTAAGCATTGTCCCTTCAAGACCAAGAGACTTAATTTCAGCAGTTGATAGGCCTACACCTAAACGCCCCAAAGCGCCAGTATTTCCCTCATAGGCTTTACCCAAAGCGTTAGATACTGCCTCAACACTTTTACCCGTAGCCGCTGATATATCTAAAGCTAGTTTGAGCAAATCTGTCGATTTTGTAACATCGCCCGTTGCTATAGCTAGGCGTTGGTAGGCTGGTCGTAGTTGATCATCAGCAACGCCAGTAGCCAGCGAAGTCTTTAGGATTTGTTGCTCTATCGCGGCTATCTGGTCATTGGTTGCGCCAGTAACATTTTTAAGAGCGTTGGCTAATCTAAGTTGGGCAGCCTCATCTTCGATGGCGGCCTTGACACCTTCAATTGCTAACTTGCCAGCGTAGGCTGCGGCTGCTGCTGCTGCCGCTGCAAATGCAACCGCTGCTACTTTGCCAAACTTTTCTAACTTACCGCCAAAGCCTTCTACTTCTTTCGACCCAGTATCAAGCTTCTTTTTTAAATCATCAACATCTGCAAGGATTGAAAGTTTAAGTGTTCTACTGCCAGACATTACTTATCCCACTCTTTCAATATCTTGGAAAAGGCATCTTGCCATTTTTTAATCAATTCAGGCTGAATCTTACGAAGGGTTGGGTAGATAAAGTAGCCAGCATTGCCTCGACCTTTGCTGGGTGTTCTTCTCGGGAACTGACGCAAGCGATTAGATCCAAATTCATAACCCGCCCAGAGTTTTTGTGTGCTACCGCCACCAGAAAAGCGCTGACTTGCAAAGCCGTAAGAGAACTCTCCGATTTTAGAACTTGCCGAGACTTTAACGCCAGTTGCAAT